ACTTTCCCTCGTCCAGAGCGGCTCGGCGAATCACTAATCTTTACCCGTGTGCCGGGACTGAGGATCTTTCCACGCGATTTCAATGACAATGGATTGACGCGTAACGTGTCATGTTTATCTATCATTCGCTCAATCGCCTTGTTATATGCACGTTGGGACGCGTCCGAAACGCGCTTGCCTTCTTCCAATCCTTCTTTATAGTGCCGGCCTGGTTTGATAACGTCCACCACGCGACCACGATTATTCTCAATAGAAAGAGTGGCCTTTGGATGGTCGCGTTGGAAGTTTCTCACCCCATAGGGGAGTTCCTTCTTGCTGACATCCCACTGTTGGTCCACCACCTTATTATTGACAATGGCTACAATAGCAAATGTCTGTGGAGCCTCAAGCAATCCGATATTAAATTGTCCTTCGCTGAGATTAAACATTTCGCGTAGCCCCATATGTTGTCGTACTTGTTTGAACAAGTCTTTTGCAACCTTTTGTGGTATATGTGACGGGATCCCCGCCCCAAATGCCTTAAAATCGTTCGCTCTCGCGAGACCCCGCATCTTACCTGCCGACATTCCCGTAACATCATCTGCGTCGGGATCGCGATTACCAGGCACCGCAATAACCTGAAACTGGTCAATGTCAATATGCTTGGCTACATTATATTTAGGAGATTTGCGAGGGACAAGATATTGTGCGAACTTTTGGAAGTCCCGTTCGTACCGATACATTGCCACTGACGAACAGTTTTGGAAAGAATTTCCGCAAAAACGCGACCTTGTTTTTGAACGGCAGCGGGTTCTTTCGCGGATCTTGAGTCTGCGACGGGTACACACGCACGTCAGCACTATTGCGCTGGGCAATCTGGTTGACAAAATTGATAAGCGCGCCATGCCCAGTGGTCGGTGGATTGAAACGACCAAAAACGAGAACGACGGTGCGTGATGCTGGCATACTTCTCCCTATAGACTATTTAGAGAAAACACGTTCCCATTATTGCCAGTCTTTTGGTGCAAGGAAGTTCAATCGGGAGAATTCCAGGCGGTCTACGAGCTTAATTGTCTTTCCACCGTGAGAGGTCGCCACAAAGCCTTCAGGCCCCGTAACCCGGAACCCACTCGATGTTGGCACAAATGTATTAATGCGGGAAACTTGCGCCAACTTTCGCACGATAATCGTTTTGGCGTTCATGACTGCTTGATGAAGCTGAAACCAATTCAGGAACCCGCGAGGGTTGCCACGAATCTGTATCATTACCGCATTGAACTTCGCCTTCTGAGTCTCTTTGCCTTTCTCGGAACCTCGCTTCCCGGCTTCCTTCTCTCGACGTGTAGCTATGAACTCCATTAGTTCGGTGACGGTCGATGCAGACACCCTAGCATCACGCACACGCTGGTTGATGAACATCTGCACCAACATATGCAGGGGATCATGTGTCATAACCTCGTACACAGACGATGCAATCTGACTCTGCAACGCTGTTACACGCGATAGAGCTAACGCAAAGTCGCTTTGTTCCTCATTGGTGAAGGTGACGGTACCAGATAGATCATCAAACGAGGCATCCAGCACAACAGCGCGGCCGGACTTGCTTAATGACGCAAAGGCGCCGGATGTAATGGGCGAGGCGGTGTAACTGTCAATCGTCCGGCCGCGCCCTTTATACATGGTATGCACGACGATACCTAGATGAGCGCGGGCAATCTGTTGCCCAAGCTGACTGCTTGCCTCTACCGCATAGAGAATAGTGTTAGGGCGGAAGGTTAGATAATGCTTCCCGTCTATTGTCTGTGTCTTGACATCATCAGTAAAGAGCAAGTCACCCTGAAGAATCTGTTTTGGGTGGAGAAGTTGCAGTTCCACAAGACACGCATGAAGTTTCGCACCAAGTCCACTACTGCCATAGGTTGCATTAATCTCTGCCTTCGATTTCATGAGTTTCGGGTCCTTGGCGAACGCGGACTTCGTCGCGACAAAGAACTTGTGATCAGCAGGATCAGGACCAAACACCACCGCCGGCGCACCATCCCATTTCGTTGTGACATTCATCGAACGTGGCACGCCACCGTGTTCTAGCATGTGCCCAAATTGCTTGAGCACATCTAATGCAAACGCCGCGCCGCCGGCACCGTCATCCAACATCAAATCTTCAAGGTGCTGCAAGTGCATGAGTTTACCACTTTTGGCTTCTTGTAGATGTTGTGCAAATGAAATTAACGCCATCGTATCTCCAAGTGAAGCAATTGATAAAGCTCGGGGTGTGCGACTATCAAATCCCACCATCTTTTGATCTTCCGATGAAACACTGGCAGCGCAGCGTGTTTCGGTGTGGTCTTGAACGCTCGCATATATACAGCATACGTTGATTTTGCGACAAACGGCCACGTAAGAGTTTCGGTTTTCATCTGTCTCAGCGCGTCACGGTAACCGAGATCGCCATATATCGCCCACATCTCTAATGCTACGTCGTGCGCGTACGCTTCGATTTCGTCATAGTCACCCAGATAGACTTGTTCCGCCTTCAGATCGACGCCCTCAGCTTGAGAACGATATACACGGGCATTGGTTTCTTCTCCCTCAATACTCCGATACACACCTTGATGCCGATGAACTAATTCGTGCAGCAGATATGACCAAAAATAGAAACGACGTGTTGCCCACGCCTTGCGTGACCATTGCTGGCGACGACCTCCTTTAGTCACATGCCATTCAAGTCGCACATCAGCCGAAGAATGCTGAAGCGGAAGAAGTTCGTCTGGCAACCATTGTGCCGTTATCACGACAGACTTCTTGGGTATGCTCCTTTCACCGAAACCAACAACATTCAAGACACCATATGGTTCTGTGACGGTATTAAGGTGGTCTAAAAACGACGCTAAATTAAACGCACGCCCTCGATAACAGTCCGGCTGTTTCACAGGGAAAACGTCTTTTACTACGTCGTACAACACCCGAGCGTCCATTATTACTCGACGTTGAAGTGCTTCGAGTTGCATGGTGCCTCCTATTTAGGGAGAACAAAGGGCACTACTAAATATAACAAATGCAGTCCTTTCGTGAACATTGCCGGGATATCACAGAAGCTCTCGACAAACCCTACCCGTACCGCGTTGTCAACAGCCGGGGCACGGGAAGCGGCAGTGGCCCCGGTGTTTTTGAGGCCACGTTTGATATTCCTGCGAGCCGCGGCACGCCGAAGCCTTTGAGCTATTCTGTCCACTTTTCGAAACACACAGAACAGGACATTCCTCTCGCTGACAACCGCGGTCAAGTGATCGAGCCACGTTGGGTCAGCAAAGAGAAGCCATGGGAGTTTACATTCGCGCTCGTCCGCACACGCGGAAGCGGCGACCCCGGTGATCCGAAAACTGACACGGACACGTATGGCGTCTCCCGCACCGGACACGCGTTTAGTGTCTTTGCGACCGTAATTGCCGTGATGAAAGAGTTCATCACCAAGTATCATCCAGCCATCATTTACTTTACTGCCACAGAAAGTTCACGGGCAAAACTCTACGACCGTTTCATGAAGGGCGTACCTCGCGCCGTGTCGGGCTATCTGGGCCACAAGTTAACTGGACAATCGCGGCGTAACGCGCCGCACGATCTCGCCGATTGGGTTGGCCCAGGTAACTATGTAGTTGCAAGACGCAACATACCAATTAACGTTATTCTCGGCGTGACAGCGGAATAAACAAACCTTCTAAGGGGCAAGGGGTGGGGTGGCCCAGTCGCTTATTAAGCGGATTGACATGTTCATAAATTGAATGTACATCCACAAAACAACGACACTACCACCCGCGATCAGCCAGAGCCATTTTTTAAGACTCATCATCAGTTTTCAGGTGTGAAAGTGGTCGCCGAGTGGAACGTTCGCGAAATGGATTGGTAAGATTGGTTGAAATTGAAACAAATTGGTCTGGCGCCGTCGAGGCGCCCTGTGTCTGCCCGGGATCATACAGCTTCATACGAGAGGTATCAATGCCCAGAATGAACTTCTGAAAACTCTGTCGTTTGGCATACCGATTCTTTAACACGTATGCTTGTATCTGATTGTTCTTATCCAAGTCATCGCTTGTTGTCAGGGCAAAGATGAAATCCGCCGTCTGAGCGATGGCAAACGACTCACTGATCTTATCTAACCCCGGCGCGGTCGAAGACGCACCATCACGATTAAACTGCGCGGCAGTGAAGACGGGAATATTCATTTCCACCGCCAACCCACGTAGCTCTTCTGCAATAGACTTGTTATAGGTGTAGCTGTTGACAGCATTGCCTATCTTTATGCGCGAGGACGCACAGATCGACAGGTAATCTACGATCAAAATATCCGGCGAGAAGTTCTGTTTGAGCTTCAATTCGTTGAGCAATGCACGGAAGTGCCCCGTATGTGCGGCCGCCGTAGGATATTCCTTAATGATTAATCGCCCGGTGCTAGTTTGACGAAGCATTCCCAGTTTCTTGAGATATCGATCCCGTGACAACGCGATCACATCATCAATTGGAATGTCCATGAGATTTGCATCGATACGTTCAGCAATGCGTTCTTCCGCCATCTCCAATGTAATGTAGAGCACATTCTTACTCATGCGGGTACACGCGGCCGCCATATGCACAAGAAACAAACTCTTTCCAACATTCGTGCCCGCTAGCACCGCATTCAAAGTCTTTCTAGGAATGCCGTTCTTCGTCATGCTATTGAATACATCGAGATCAAACGGAATCCGCGCTTCTGCACGATGATAGAAATCGTACCGTTCTTCAGCGTCACCGAAGAAATCGTGGCCGACGTGTGTATCGAATGAGACAGCCAACGCTTCTTTGAGAATGTCGGGAATCGCGTGAGGATTCTCTTTCGGGTTGTCGAGCATTCCGACACTACGCCGCAGTGCAATATACAACGCCCGTTCTTGACAGAACTTCTCCGTCTCTGCGATTAGATATTCGTGTTGTGACTGATCTTGTGGTTTGGTTTGTTCAAGTTCGTCGATGACAATATTCGCCTGTTTCGCTTCTGTCTCACTTAAATTTGGTACATTGTCCAGCATCATCCGGAGGACTGACACCGCCGAAGCACTGTCCGCTCAAGCAAGAGCATCAGTGAACGCCTTTCGTCTCCGAACTGATAAGAGCCTCAAAATTTGAAAGTGAAATGTAGCTCAACCATGCCATCAATACCTCACCACAAAAATAGTCGAAATCCTCGGTGGCACGAAACCCCTTGGGCGCCTCATGCACTTCCGTTTCAAACTTCGTCGGTACCATACCATCCGGCCCGACTTTCTTCGAAACGCGAAATGCTTTGAAGGAAAATGTGACACCACGATATGGGCCGTGCATGATTTCTAGACCCAAAATAGCTTCGCCCTTTTTCTTTGGAATCAATCGGGGCATGACCATTTCGAGAATGTTTGTCTCTGACTCACTCATTTGGCGTCCTCTTTCTTTTCAGTAATACTCACAACCGGTTCGCCTGTATAAAGGAACGTCGCCTTCATGTACGCATTCAAGTCCTGTAGTACACTGTCGGTAAAATACTTAGCAGGCTTATCATAAACCTGTGATTCAAACGCCTTCATGTCGCCGGGGAATACGTACTTATTCCCGACCTTCGTCACTACCCCCGCCGCCACGGCGTGTGGCAGCAACCCATAATAACGATCCAATCCTCCGTCAAACAAGATGCGCGTCTCTACCACCGACTCCTCTTTCGTCATGCGGGATTTAACCATTCGCGCCTTAATAATGTAGCCAATGACTTCCTTGTCGCTATCTCGCTCTTTCTTCTTGCTGAGAAACACGATGGTGTCTGCGGCATACTTCGCACCTGAACCACCCGCCATCTCCTTAGTTGGGAAATACGCGCCGATGACAGCATATGTGTGCGTAGTAACGATCATCGGCACTTGCACCTTCGCCATTTTCAAACGCAACACACGGAACGCTCCCTTTATTAACTGACTCTTCGTCATGTCACGGGTGTCTTTGCCCTCTGTCATGTCGCCAATTTCTTTACCGCTCGGCAGCGCAGAAAGAGAATCGAGAATGATCAGAAACGGAAACCGATCTTCCTCTGGGATGTTCGTGTAGGTATCCAGCATTTTCAATGCAACGGTTCGAAACCGCTCGATGGATTCCGGCTCGGACTTCATGACGCGTTCAGGATTAATACCTCTTGAACGAAACATGTCATTCGTAACCGCCGATTCAGTATCAAAATAGGCGACCCGTGCTTTATCATTGGCTGCCAAGTATTGCGACATAATAGAAAGGGCAAAGAAAGACTTCCCCACAGCAGGGTCACCAGCGAAGACCAACGCTTTATTATTTGGGAGTCCGCCAAACATATCTCCCGACAATGCGGCGTTCAATATGTAACTACCACTGTCGATGAACCCCGTAAATTCAGAGGCACTCTTGCCGTCTGATGCCAATGCAGTGTCGGGATCGCCAATGTCCACAACGAACTGCTTAAAAAAATCTACTTTGGCCATGAAAATTTCAAACTCCTGTCTTTGTTCATATCAACTATTTTATCACATTTTCACATGATATTATTCGGCGGAACGGTCGCGGCGCCTGCCACGTCTAGAGAGGCGTAGAGGTTTTGGGCGAATGGCGTCCAATGTCGTATTTTCTAATGAAGGCTCCGCAAGTGTTTCGGTGTCGAGTGCAGTATCCACCCAAGCCTGAGCCTTCAATATATTCAATGGTTTATCTGGTGTGATAATATTAGATTTCTTTGCGGTCTTCTTCACAGCTTTCTTCGCGGTCTTCTTCACGGCCTTCTTCACAGTCTTCTTTACCTGTGGTGCCTCTTCGAATTGATTACCGCGAAAGAGGTCCTCGTACGCCACGATATTGTCCGGTGCAATGTCCGGTGCAATGTCCAATGTAATGTCCGGTATAATGTCCGGTTCGTTACTCGGCGTAATGGGTACGCTAACTGGCGTTATGCGCTTGCTGGGGACTGACTGTGAGGCAAGCAACAACGCAATTGCCATCGGATCAAACACAGAGATGATGATAAGAATGAACACGGTCACAACATGATCGAGAATATCGATCTCAGTGCTGCCATACCATGCTTGCGCCACAAACATCAACGGGCCCACATCAACGGACTGCTCTTGTGTGCGCTGGTTCACCGCCAACAACTCCCGCTCTGCGAC